CAATATGTATGGTGGATTCTTACAGGACTTTTCATAATGCCTTTTGTTAATCCAATGCTGTTTGGAACCAGTGGGGCACAAGGCGCAATCGTAGAATTTGAATCTATATACGAAACAGGAACACCACTTGGTAGAATTTTTCTTAGTGGTGAAAATGAAACTAATGGCACTATTGTAAGTGATCCAGATGGATTGTTTTCAATTGTTACAGATTTTGCTGGCCATGATTTAGTTTCGTATAATTTCTATGGTGATTATAGATTTACACTACTACAAAATTATTCAAGTTTTAACAATATGACTGGTGTTTGGTTGTCAGATGGAAACACAGTTAATGGAGTTGAACAGGATATATTTCAATTATACAACGGCAGTATTTTGTCACCGTCGCCTGTAACAATTACAGTAGACAATGACGCAGGCACAGACATTATTAGACCCAGTTACACTATAAGTGGACCAGGCATCAAACAAGCATCAGGCACACTACGAATTAAAGTAGAGTATTTAGGTTAAGGTATTCTACTATAAATACACTTGTTATAACAAACACAAAACCTTATAAGGAGAAAAAATATGTCAGCGGCAAGCAATTATACAGAGGATAGAACTTTAGACTTTTGGTTAAAAGCGAATTCTCAATCAACAAGTTCACCAGCAACAGTTTATGTTGCTCTTTTCACATCAGATGATTCAACAGGTGGCACAGCAGAAAACCTTGAAGCAGGTATTCTAACAAATGAAGTTTCTACATCAGGAACAGCATATACAAGACAAACAGTATCATTTGGAACTATTTCAAATGGTTCAGTATCTAACTCAGGCAATGTAACATTTCCAGCGGCAACTGCCAACTATGGAACTGTAACTCATGTTGCTGTAATGGATACAGATAGTGCTTCAGACTCAGCAGGAGCAGGCAATGTTCTATTTTATGGTGCATTGGATACTTCAAAAACTATTGAGTCAGGTGACACTTTTCAAATTACAACAGGGAATTTGACTGTTTCATTAGCATAACGCTACTAACAGGGGAGAACCCAAGTGGCGGAGTATGTTAGTGACATATATGTAGAATCTGGTTTTGTAGACGAAGGATTTGTATCTGACGTTTACAATGATGCGGGTTATGTATTAGGCACAGTAGAGGGTGTGGCAACACTATCCTCTACTGTATCATTCTCTGCGGCAGGCGGTTATACAAAAGAAGCAACACCGCCAACCCTATCTGTCACAGCAACAGTAACAGGTTCAGCAGAAAGACTTCGCCAAGGTCAAGCATCACTTGATGCTTTTAATACCGTTGTTTCTGCAAGTGGTATTATAAAAAGTTCAAGTGCAACACTTTCTTCAACAGCAACATTAACAACAACTGCTAACAAGATAAGAAATGCAACTGCAACACTTGATGCATTCAACAGTGTTGTAAGTGCATCAACACCACTCAAAGGTGGCATTGCCACACTTTCTATAACAGGTAGTCTAAGTGCCTTAGGTGGCATACAAAAATCAACAGCAACAGCAACCTTATCAAGTAACTTTGCTCTGTCAGGTGACCTTACACAAGCGGCAAGAACAATAACCGCAACACTGTTTGAATTTGACAGAACAATTGATATCAGCACTGCAAACAAAAAATGGGGTGCAGGTAGTTTACATTTACATGAATGGTTGACAGATAGTGCAGGTCAATATATTGGAGATAGTGCAAATCAATATGAACCAAGTAAACTTGAATATTCATACCAGGAAGATTATCGTTTATGGAAGTCAGTTGATTTTTGGTTTTATGCAGGACCTAATGATGCCCCACTTGCAGATGATAATCAATTTGCATTTGGTTGGTATAACAATGACCAACAAATTGACAGTGCAGGTAACACTGATCTAAGTTGGAAAATATCCTGGAGTCCACAAATAATCAATTTTGGACAACCTGATCAAACTATAGAATATAGATTTCAATATCAACAGAAAGACACTGTTGGCACAACACAAACTATTATTTTTGCAAATGATCCTGCAGAAAGATTAAGTTTAGGTAGTTGGAACCATTTTAGACTTGTAAAAGATGGCACTTCTGTTTCTGCTTATGTTAATGGAACAAGAACAAACACAGGCACAGTAAGTTCTAATCAGTTAAATGATTTAGGTGAAGAACCACTTAAAATAGGTTATGGTCAGTTTAGTAATTCAGGTGCTGTTCCAGATCAATATCTTGATGAATTACACATTACAAAAGGATTATTAAATGATGTAACTGATACTTCAATTACTGTTCCAACAGGTGCATTTGAAAACACAACAGACACTGTAATTTTATTACATTTTGATACAGGATTTGATGATGATTCAACTCCACCTACAGTGGCAACATTATCAAGTGCATTTAATTTAACAGCATCTTCTACACAGGTTAAAAATGCAACAGCAACTTTAACAGCATTTGCAAGTCAATTAAGTGTTGGTGAAAGAACGCAAGGATCTTCTGCTACATTATCAAGTCAATTTAATTTAACAACAACTGCAAATCAAATATTTGCAGGCACAAGCAGTCTAAACAGTCAAGCAACAGTTTCTATATTTGGTGGTATAATCAAACCATTTAGTGCAAGTGTATCAAGTGCAATATCAACACAAATAGATGGCAATATAATTGCAGGTGGTATAGCAAGTCTTGATGGTGCATTAGCATTCAACATAAGTGCTGGTGCTATTGTTTCACCAAGTGTTGATATGAATGCTGTAACTTCTTTGAGTGTTGCGGCAAATGAAATTATTCAAGGTAGTGCAACACTAAAAACTAACATGGGTTCAACTCCATGGGAGGAAATGAATACTTGGAACAATCCTGCACAAACATATTGGGATAGTTTCTCAGTAAGTGCTATAAAAGTTAAACAATTTGTCGCAACCTTAAGCAGTAATTTCAATATTAGTGCATTAGCAAACGCAACATTAGGTGGTGCAAGTTTACAAGCGGCATTTAATGATTTAGATGCAAGTGCAGATAGAATAAGAACAGGCACTACAACAGTCAACACCGCGGCATCCCTAACTGCGACAGCAGAACGCACAAGAGCGGGGACTGTTCTAAAAGCAAGTGCAGGAACATTGACAGCAAGTGCAGAACGCACAAGAGCAGGCACACTTTCAATTAACAGTCTTGCAACAGTAGATGTAACTGCTGAAAGAACAAGAGCAGGTATTGTTTTACAAGCAAGTTCAGGCACATTGTCAGCAACTGCAGAAGTAGTATTGTTTGGTGAAGCAACTCTTTCAAGTGCTTATGGATTCTTTGCCAGAACATCAATTGAAGGTGAAGCAACTCTAACAAGCAATGCAACTGTTTCAACAAGTGCAGTTAAAACAGCAAGAAGTAGTGCAACTCTAAGCAGTGAAGCAAGTGTAAGTGCATTAGGTGGATTTATTGCAAGTGGTAGTGCAGACTTACAAGCATTCAACACAGTAGTAAGTGCCTTAACCATATACATTATTGATCCTTATAGAGTTAAAACTGTAGGATCTGAGTCAAGAACGCTCGTAATTGAAGCAGAACACCGCAATTTTGTAGTAAAAAGTGAGAATAGGTTAAATAATATAGAACAAGAAAGCAGGGGTCTGCAGATTAAGAGTGAGACACGCAAACTAACGGTCCAAAATCTTACCCTCGTAGATGAGGCAGGACCTTTGGACACAAGGACATAAGATATGCCATCATTAACAGGATTTAAAGAAGACAGAGTAGGAACTTATATTGAAAAAGATCCATATGCTGTTTTAGATTATACCTTAGATTTTACAAATTGGATGCCAGACAGTGATACAATTTCAACCATTGCTGTAACGGCAGAAACAATTTCAGGCGACTCATCACCCTTAGTAGTAGATTCCAGCACTAACACAGATTATCTCGTAACAGCAACAATTTCAGGCGGCACAGCAGGCAACATTTATAACTTAGAATATAAAATTGACACAACAAATGGCCTAAAGGATTCAAGAAACTTTAGAATCAAGGTTGTAGAGAGACAAGTATAATGAGCGAAGAACAAAACAAAAACACAGGTGCACCAAAGCACAAAACCATTGATAGAGATATGGTTTACAAACTTGCCTGTATACAATGCAGTGATGAAGAAATTGCAGAAGTAGTAGGTATTGGTGTTGGCCTATTAAGAAAAAGATTTAGCAAACTGCTTGACCAAGGCAAACAAGCAGGTAAGAAAAGTCTACGCCGTGCAATGTGGGAAAAAGCAATGAACGGTGATACACGAGTTCAAATTTTCTTATCAAAACAATACCTGGGCATGAAAGATGCACCAGAAGACAACAGCAATAAAATGCCGTTGCCGTGGGAGGACTAATATGGCAAGAGGAAATCTTAAAATTACAGACGCACCAAGTAACATCAGTATTGATTATGGTATTGGTGTAAGAAGAGGCAACTTTCAAGGACTGAGTGCTGTAAACAAATTTGGATTCAAAGCAAGTGTAGGTGCTACATTTGAAACTATCTGGGATGGTAGTGGCAACTATGTATATCCAAGTGCCGCAGACTATGTTGATGTAGTATGTGCAGATGGCACTAATGATGTATCAGGTGGCACAGGTGCTAATTCAGTAACCATTGAAGGACTTGATGCAGATTACAATTTTCAATCAGAAACAATTACATTAGACAATCCAGACAGTGCTGGTGTTGAAGGTAGAAGTGCAAATCAATATATTAGATTATACCGTGCCTTTGTTGCAACAGCAGGTTCACAAGGAACCAATGACGATGTAATTGATTTTAACATTGGTGCAGTCACTGCCGCTAAGATTACAGCAGGTGCAGGACAAACACTAATGGCAGTTTATACGGTGCCAGCAGGCAAATTTGCATACCTTGTTAATTTTAACTTTGGTGAAGAAAAAGCAAAAGAAACTATAGGTAGAATTATGGTTCGTCCATTTGGTGGTGCATTTAATGTCAAGGACCAATTAGGAACATCAGGACCACCTGTTATTAGAGATTATAAATTACCAATCATTATCAATGAAAAATCAGACATTGAAGTTAGAGCACTCGCAGGTGCAACAACTGGTGTCAATGCAGGATTTGATTTGTTAGTGGAGGACAAATAGTGCCATTAAGCAATCCACAACAAGTAATTTGCAACGATGAAAATCGTTTTCGTGTTGCCGTAACAGGCAGACGATTTGGCAAGACTCATGTGGCAATGCGTGAATTGGCAAGATTTGCAAGTAAACCAGATCAAGAAGTTTGGTATGTGTCCCCAAGTTATAGAATGAGTAAAGGCATTGTGTGGGACGCCTTAAAGGGCAAATTAAAAGAACTGCGTTGGATTGAACAAAGCAACGAAGCAGAACTTAAATTGAGATTAAAGAATGGGTCAGTTATTCATTTGAAAGGCGCTGACAACCCTGATTCACTAAGGGGGCGTGGACTAAACTTTATCATCTTGGATGAATTCCAAGACATTGATAAAAGAACTTGGACAGAAGTTTTAAGACCTACACTATCTGACAAAGGTGGTCATGCACTGTTCACAGGAACTCCAAGAGGAGTTGGTTCGTTTAGTCATGAAATGTTTACAATGGCCCAAACAACTGATGGTTGGGGTGCTCATACATACACAACACTGGATGGCGGCAATGTGCCTGAAACAGAAATTGAAGAAGCAAAGCGAGACATGGATGAAAAAACTTTTGAACAAGAATACCTCGCTACATTTAACACTTATTCAGGTGTAGTTTATTATAATTTTGATAGAACAAAAACTGTTATGCCTTGCCGTGGTAAGGATATAACAGAAATACATTGTGGAATTGATTTCAATGTGGATCCTATGTCAGTTTGTATTTCTGTTATAGAAAATAATGTTATATACATCGTAGATGAAATTGTTATGAATGGATCAAACACTGACGAAGTATGCGACGAAATCAAAAGACGATATCCAAATTCAAGAATTATTATGTATCCAGATCCTGCAGGTAGACAAAGAAAGACCTCAGCAGGTGGACGCACAGATATCTCAATACTACAAAATGCAGGTTTTCGTGTGAATGTGAGAAACAATCACACACCCATCAGGGACAGAGTAAACGCTGTGAATTCTAAATTAAAGAATGCAAAAGGCGTTTCTACACTGTTTGTAGATCCTAAATGTAAACAAGTCATAAACAGTCTTGAAAGATTGGTCTACAAACCAGGAACATCCATCATTGAGAAAGATGGAGAGCATGATCATATGTCAGATGCTGTTGGATATTTGGTTGATTTCTTATATCCATTAAGAACTGAGTATGCGAAAGCACAACCAGAAAGATGGGCATTCTCAGGTAACAATAATGCAAGGAGTTGGAACTAATGCCCGTAATTAGAGACAGAGTAATAAAAGGAGACAGCAAATTTGCTGTTGACTATATTGTAGAAGCACATGATGCCTACAAATATTATATTAACAGATGGACATTTCTAAATGATTCTTACCAAGGTGGTTACGACTACTTTATGGGAAGATATTTAGAACCATATTATTATGAGTCAAGAGATGATTATGAAAAGCGTCTAAGACAAGTAGGATTAGACAATCATGTTAAATCAATCACAGACTTATACAACAGTTTCTTATTTAGAAAAGAAATTAAAAGAGATTATGGATCAGTAGATAATGAACCTGGTCTAAAACCATTCTTAAAAGACGCAGACCTTGATGGAAGAAGTTTCCTTGCATTCCTAAGAGATGTGTCTACATATGCAATGGTATATGGCAACTGCTGGGTCATTGTTGACAAACCAGCAACTATATCAAACACAAGAGCAGACGAATTAAGACAGGGTATTAGACCTTATGTTAGTTTGTTTACACCAGACAATGTTTTAGACTGGACTTATTCAAGACAAATAAATGGTTTGTATGAATTAACATATCTAAAAGTCAAAGAAGAGATTGTAGAAAACAATCAATACATTCGTGAATACACACCAACTGAAATCAATGTGTATATGATTAATGGTGAAGAAAAAACAGGTGACCTAATTGAAACTATGCCAAACACTTTAGGCAAGGTTCCTGCTGTATGTGTATATTCACAACGCTCTAACATAAGAGGTGTTGGTATAAGTGCCATAGGCGATATTGCGGATATCCAGAAAGAAATCTATGAGATGACTTCTGAGATTGAACAAATTATCCGTTTAACCAATCATCCAAGTCTCGTTAAAACCGTAGACACAGAAGCAAGTGCAGGAGCAGGATCTATCATTCAAATGCCACAAGGCCTGGATGGCGCACTAAAACCTTACCTACTGCAACCAGATGGTGCAAGTATTGAAGCAGTTCTACAAGCAATTGAAAAGAAAGTTGAATCAATTGATAGAAGTGCATCATTGGCAGGTATCCGCTCAATTGAAAGTCGCAGATTATCAGGCGTAGCACTTACTTCAGAATTTCAAACACTTAACAGTAAATTAAGTGGATTTGCAATGAGTCTTGAACACGCAGAAGAACAAATTTGGAGACTATGGGCAATGTATCAAGGTAAAGTATGGGATGGTGAAGTTGAATATCCAAGAAGTTTCTCAATCCAAGACAAAGCAAATGATATTGCTATGTTAAAGATGGCCAAAGAAGCAAACATTACTGATCCAAGAATCACAAGAGAAATTGACAAACGCATCTATGAAACTATCACAGAAGAGTATATGGAAGACATGGAAGAAGAAGAAATGGAACATCCTACTCTTGATGCAGTTTCAAAAGGACCACACATAAGAGAAATGATTATGGAAGGTTATACTGATGCACAAATTTTACAATTACATCCTGAATTAACAAATCAAGATATTCAGAATGAAAAACAGGCACTGTTACAAGAAGGTGAGTAATGGGTAAACTATTTCCAGATAGAAACTGGGTAGAAGACGAACCTACAGAACAGTATATGCGGGACATTATGCGTCTTTACTTTGAAGAAGTAAATGAACTAAACGCAAAAAAGAATATGGCCGCAGGTGTAAGAGCAAGGAAATATCTGCTTGAATTACACCACCTATGCAAGAAGCGTAGGAGAGAGATATTGGAACAGAAACGCGAATACAAATATCGTGTTCATCCAAGTTGGGAGCGTGAGGGTTATGCTGACGACAACTAATAGCATTAGTGGATTGATTGGCGAAAAACCAAGAAAGCGTTCCTTTAAATTAACCTTAGGAGGGCAAACCATGGCAATGCGTGGCGGTAAAAAGAAAAAGAAAAAGAATACAAGAGGCGGTAAACGCCGCAAATAAAACGGTTTTGTGCTTGGGAGGCATAAATATACACATACTACTATTAGAGGGTAGGTGGTAGAACTCAACCAATTGAAGAGGATATAATATGAACGCGGAAAACACAGCGGTAAAAGAAACTGAACCTACTGCGGTTCAACCTAATGTAACTGATGGTGAAAAGCAGGTAACAGAAACACAGACTAAGGAACAAGACAACTTACTGTCACAAGACGATGTAAATCGCATTGTAGCAGAAAGGGTAGCAAGAGAAAAAGCAAAGTTTGAAAAGAAATATTCAGGCGTTGATTTGGATCTTTATAATGACCTTGTTGAAAAACAAGAACAAGCACGCCAACAAGAAATGGAAAAGCGTGGTGAGTTTGAAAAATTGTTGAAAGAACAGGCGGAGAAATTCACTGGTAAAATCAATCAATATCAAACAGAACTAACTTCCATTAAGGTAGATGGTGCATTGCTTAACGAAGCAAGTGCTAATAAGGCAGTTAATCCACAACAAGTGGTGCAACTACTTAAAGGCCAAGTTAAGTTAAATGAAGCAGGCACTGTTGATGTTGTTGATGCAAATGGACAGGTAAGATACGATGAAAATGGTTCGCCATTAAAAGTATCTGCCCTGGTAAATGAGTTCCTTACTGCAAACCCACACTTTGTAAGTGCAGGACCAACAGGTTCAGGCACAGGACAAGGAGTAGGCAGGCAGACAAATGTGGTAGATACAGATGTTACAAAACTTGATATGAACAATCCTAATCATCGCAAACAATATGCGGAGATTATGAGAGCAAAAGGTGTTCGTATCTAACTGCTATTAAACAAGGAGAACAACAATGGCAATTACAACTTCAACTCTTACACAAGAGTTATACGCTAATGTAGTTCAAGCGGCATTATTCACACTTTCAGAACAAACTGTGATCCGTCCGCTTGTTCGTAACTACGACATGACTGGCACACCAGGCCTAACAGCACAAGTGCCAATTTACCCTGCATTAACTGCGACAGGCGTTGCAGAAAATGTAGACTTAGACACGGCTGGTCCTGCAAGTTTTGACACTTCAAGTGTTGAAATCGTTTGTTCAGAGATTGGCACATTCGTAAACCTAACTGACTTATCAAGAGAGTCTGCTACAACTGATGTTGCGGCGGCAATTGGTAGACAGATTGGTGACGCTATGGCGAAAAAAGTAGACCAAGATTTGGCCGCTTTATTCCCAGGTTTCTCACAATCAGTTGGAGCGGCAGGCGATGACATTACAGTAGAAACAATGTTCAAAGCGGCGGCAACACTAAGAGCAAACCAAGCACCTGGACCATATGTTTGTGTGTTACACCCATACCAAGCATTCACACTTAAGAAGCAACTAACACAAGCAGGCAATACTCCTGTAACTGACTTATCAAACATTGGTAATCAGGCATTATTGGATGGATTTGTCGCGAGAGTGGCGGGCATAGATGTGTTTGAATCAACTGTGGTATCAGCAGACGCTGGTGACTCAGTATCAGGCACAGGCAACTTCTACGGTGCGGCAATGTCAGCAGACGCATTAGGTTATGTTCTAAAAAGAGCAATGAGAATTGAAGAACAGCGTGATGCTTCTAAAAGATCTACAGAAATCGTAGGTTCTATGGCATACGGCGTTAAAGAAATCTTTGATGCTTACGGCGTAGGTATTGTTGGTAACGCAACATTATCATAATAGATACCATTAGGTAGCATTGAAAGGGGCGGAGAAATTCGCCCTTTTCTCTTGAATATATACTGGATTCTTCTCAATCCGCTAAATACTTGTGTAATAATTTTGGTGGTATGGGAAGGACCTGTAGCACATTGAAAAGGAAGAACCTTTATTATGGCCATTACTTTAGCAACAATTTCAGATGTAGAAGCATACGAACCTGATATCACTTCTTTTGGTATACCAGACTTTGACGCAGAACTAACACAAGCACAGAATGATGTGTTTCGTGATTTGCGTATCAGATACTGGCCTACAAGACAGCAGGCATTGTATGACATTAAAGTATTAACAACAGGTCAATCTGAACCAGACGAAGACCTATACACAGCAAGTCAATTGACTCGTGCCTGTGTGTATCAAGCATTGGGTTTTCATATCTATCCAAAATTAGCAAAATTTGAACCAGAGCAAGATTTATTTGAACGCAAAATGGAATTCTATAGAACAGAATACGAGCGTGAATTAGACCTTGTTTTAAGAGACGGTGTAGAATATGATGCGGATAGTTCTGGAGTAGTTGACAATTCAGAAAAAGAAGCAACACATTTCCTACGCCTTAAAAGGTAGTAGGTATGTCTAATAGAGAATCAGCAGTAAAAAACATTATTGAAGTTTTGGAGGATATGAATCCACCAAGACCTACATTTGTATCTCGCGAACCATTTGATTTAGATAAACTTGCAATCACACAATTTCCTGCACTGTTGGTTACAGCAGGCAATGAAACACGCGAAGACCAAGCAATGGGTGGTTATAGACGCGGTATAATTGAAGTAAACATTAGAGGTTTTGTTCGCTCTGATGGTAGAAAAGGTTTTGTCCAGTCAGTGGATGAAAAACGCAACAATCTAATTGAACGAATAGAAGAAGCACTAAACACAAATAGAAACAGAGAGTTAGCAACGGCCCGTGCCGCAACAACTCATGTTGTGTCTGTTGAAGTTATAGATAGAACACCGCCATTGGGTGAATTCTTAATGATTGCTGAAGTGCATTATTCATTTACTAAAGGAGCGGTATAATGGTTACACAATATACTAAGATGATAGATAACAACGGTCAAGAAGTTCCAGTGGAACAGGACCGTGTTGAACGATTTCTTTCTGAGGGTTGGCAATTAGTAGATCAACCCAAAGAAGAAAAAAAGTCACAGGTTAAAAGCAGTAAAAACAAAATATCTGCCAAGGCCCAAGTGACTTCAGATGAAAAAGTAGTTGAAGAAGTAGTTGAAGATATCAAACCATCAGAGGAAGAGTTAGACGCTATTCCTTGTGTTGAGTGTGGAAGCGAAGAGCATTCATACAAAGACTGTGGTGAAGATAACTGGACTTATTCAGAAGACGACTTTGAAACTGCCAAAAAGGAGGACTAAACTATGGCAACATTTACAGGAGAAAATGGTAAGGTAGAAATTACTGCTGAAGATTCAGCGGGAACCGTTACCGTTGCTGAAGTTCGCTCTTGGACAGTTGAACACACAAAAGATGTGATTGAAGACACTGTTATGGGCGATGCGGCAAGAACATACAAGGCTGGGTTACACCAGTTTACAGGATCAATGGAGGTTGTGTATGACTCAACTCATACATCAGCAACTAATGCTTTTGATCCAGCACAAGATGGAGCACTAACTGTAGAGTTCTATCCAGATGCAACCACAGGTGAAAAGTTTTCAGGAAGCATTCTTGTAACTTCTGTTTCAAGAACAGCATCATTTGATGACTTAGTAACTGCAACTGTCAACTTCCAAGGAAGTGGCGCTTTAACTATTGGTTCTGTATAAGGATTGATATGTTAAAGATTAGTGTTTACAACACTAAGAAGGTTATGCGGACTCTTGAACGAGAAAAAGAGTCATTGTATACCAGAGTGGCACAAGATACATTGGAGGTTGCAAAATCCAAGACTCCAATAGACAAGGGTCAAGCGAGGCGTGGTTGGCGATTGGAATCGTCATTTAGACAGAAGAATATCGTCAACCGCGTTCCTCATATTGATGCACTTGAAGATGGTCATTCAAAACAAGCACCTAACGGGATACTTGGACCTACTGTTAGGGAGATAACACGAAGGAGTTATAAATGAGTCAAGTAACTGACGCAATTAAAAATCACTTTGCTGAAAAATTAGCAGGTGGTTTAAAGAAGATTTCAGTTCCAGAATGGAAAACTGATATCTATTATAAAGCGGCATATCCGTTTGCAGTTGAAACAAAAATTATTCAATTACAAGCACATGGCAACACCGTTGAAGCATTAGTTGAAAGTCTATTGCTAAAAGCATTGGATCCAGAAGGAAAACCAATCTTTCATAAAGCAGACAAAGTAACACTAATGAATGAAGCAGACCCAACTGTATTACTAAGAGTATGCAGTGAGTTGAATAATGCTGTTGCTGAATATGAGGATATCGCAAAAAACTAAGGGAGGACACTGAACTCCAGTTAATAATGCGTATCGCAGAGACACTTAGTAAAAGTGTTGAAGAAGTGATGCAGTTGAGTGTCCTGGAAATAAGGTTGTGGTATGAATGGTTCGTATTACAGCATGAAAGAAACAGGGAGGCAATGAATGGTAGCACAGCAAAAAATTCAGGTCGTCGTAGAAGATAAGACCTCGCGTGCCTTAGGCGAAATTAACAAACGCCTAACAACAATTGAAAAAAATACCAAAAACCTTAACAAAGGGTTTGCTGGTGCCGCCACTGGTTTAAAAGCATTCATTGGTTTTCTTGGTGCTCGCGAAGTTTTGGAATTTGGAAAACGCATTAAAGATACAACAGCAGAATTTCAAAACTATCGCAACCAATTAAGACTTATTACAGATGGTCAAGAAGACCTAAACAGGGTTTTCAATTTACTTTCAGCAACTGCGGTTAAAAATAGAACTTCATTTGGTGAAACAGTTGACCTATTTACAAAATTAAGAATTTCAACAGAAGCATTAGGCATTGCTGAAGAGCGTGTTATAAATGTTACTTCAAAACTATCACAAGCATTACAGGTTGCTGGTGCTGATGGAAATACTGCCGCAAGTGTTATTAGACAGTTTGGACAGGCAATGGCATCAGGCGAAGTGCGTGGTGATGAATTCCGTTCATTAGTAGAAGGTTTAGGTCCTGCACTTGCTATTATGGCAAGAGAATCAGGAATTACAGTTGGTGAATTGCGTAAAATGTCGCAGGCAGGTGAATTAACTGCTGAGACTATGTTTAGATTGTTGGAAAATTCAACAGCATTATCAGGTGCTTTTGAATCAATGGATCCAACAATTAGTCAACTTGAAACAGCATTAAGTGATGCATTTGATAGAGCACTTGTTAAAGTTGGTGAAGTTTCAGGATTAACAAAAGCGTATGAAGCAACTATTAAAGGTTTAACAAGAGAATTTGACAAATTTGCTGGAACAGAATCTGCTCTTGTAAACAAAACAGATGCTGAATTAATGGAAATGATGAATAATAAAGTCATTACTGCTAATGATGCCTATCGTGAATTGTTTATTAGATATAGAGACATTCTAATTGCTATGAATGAATTAGATGGATCAAATAAAAAACAAGTAGATTCTTTAATTAAACAAATAGAAGCGGCAGGATTAAATGCTAATGCTTTTTCTACAATGATTGAAAGAGTTACAGCATTAGCAATGGCAGAAGACGAAGCGGCCAAAAAAGCAAAACAACTTGCTGAAGAAGAACAAAAAAGAAATGATGCTCTTAATAAAATCTTAAAACCATATCAACAATATATTAATCTTGGTGATAAATTTATCAAACAAGATTTTGGAACGCCCCTTGAAAAAGCAAATAGAAAATTAGAAGAGGCCAAAACTGCTTTAGAAAAATTAACACAAGCACAAAAAGAACTTGATGAAAGTGGATTTAATTCAGATGGATATAAAGATCTGTCAGAACAAATTGCAGGGGCAGAAAAAGCAGTAGCAGGTTACAGTGCTGAAGTTGAAAATTTAATTGAAAAACAAAATGCGGCGGCAAATACCTATGAAAATTTCCTTGCTAATCTTAAAAAGACAACGCAAGAAAGTGTAACACAAACTGAATTTCAAAAGAGAGCAATTACAGATATAAGTGCTCTATATAGAGATGGTGCAGTTTCATTAGAATATTATGAAGCGGCAATGAAATCATTAAATTCAGAAGAATTACTTGGTATCAATGCTAAAAATGAATTATCACAACATATTGATAAGTTAAATGAAAAATACAGTGCTTTCTTTAACAATGCAGAAGGACTTGCAAGAAAACAATCACTAAGAGATATTCAAGTTTATAAAGATGCCTTAGATGTAAAACTTATTTCTGAAGAAGAATTTGCAAGTAAAAAATTAGCAATTGAAAAATCGTTGCGTGAAGAAATTGCAGAAATTGAAAGAGAAAATCAAAAGAAATTAGACGATATTGCAATGGCAGGATTACTGCGTCGTTTAAGAACAGAAAAAGAATTTGTTTATACTTCTGAAGATCAGAAATTATTAGCAAGAAAAGGTGCTGATGAAAAAGAAGACCAACTTGCAAGAGACAAATTAAAAACTTTAGAAGAATATGAAAAAGACAGAGTAGGTTTTGTTATTGGTTCATTGGCAAAAAGCATGAAGGCCTTAGGTGAACACAATAAACAGGCATTTGAAGCGGCAAAGGCACTTGCTATTGCAGAAGCAATTATGAACACATATACAATGGCGGTTAATTCATATAAATCGCTATCTGTTATTCCAGTAATTGGTCCTGCATTAGGTGCCGCGGCGGCGGCGGCGGCAATTGCCACAGGTATGGCGCAGGTTAGTGCAATTAGAAGTCAACAGTATACAGGACCAAGAGAAAAAGGTGGTCCTGTTGGTGCTGGACAATCATACCTTGTAGGTGAAAAAGGTCCTGAATTGTTTATGCCTAACGCTGGTGGAAGTATTGTTCCTAATGGAATTATGTCACAAGAACCAGTGCAGGTAAACTTTAACATAACAACAACAGATGCCAGAGGATTTGATCAACTGCTTGTAGAACGCAGAAGCACAATCGTAGGTATCATTAACCAAGCGATGAACAGTCGTGGTAAAACAGGAGTAACAGTCTAATGGCATACATAGGATTTTTTCCACAAACACCAGGTTTTACTACTGCTAATTTTAGACAGAATACTGCAACTAAGAAAACAGAATCAGCAAGTGGTAGAATTATAAGAGCAACAAATTCAACAACAGTGTGGACAGGCACACTGCAATATCCACCTATGACACTTGCAGAGTCAAGACCAATACAGGCATTTGCGGCAAGATGTCAAGGCAGTTTAAATGAATTTGACATTATTATTCCTAATGTGTCAACTACAACAAGTGGGTATACAGCACAACTAACATATCCTACAGGAACAAACAGTGCTGGATCTACTTCATGCACTGTAACATCAGATCAAACATCAGTAACAATCCTCAAGGCAGGTGATGTCATCCGTTTTCCAAATCATACAAAGGTTTATATGGTTACTGAAGATGTTACGACTGATGGTGCAGGTGCGGCAACAATAAACTTTCAACCAGGTCTTATCACAGCAGTAAACGAAGACAGTGCTGGTGCAACTATCCAAGTAACCAATGTAGAATTTAGAATGATACTTTCTAATGATGTTCAAGAGTTTGGTTATAGAACAGATGGACTTGTGGGTTACGAAATTGATGTTCAAGAGGCGGTATAATGAGCAGAGGTCTAACTTCAACAACCAATACAGCGTTAGCAAGACAGGCGCTCGTCAGTTATGTTTTGTTAGACATCGCAGGATTCTACTACACAGACGCCCCATATGATATTGCTTACTTTGGCAATACCTATGAAGCACAAGGAAACTTCCTTGGCATTTCAGAAACCACTGAAAACGCAGAAACACAAATAACAAGTATTTCAATTACATTTACAGGGTTAGATTCAACTACAATGTTGCGTTTTGCCAACAGTGACATAATCAACAAAGATGTTACTGTTTATAGAGCACTGTGGGATCAAGCAACAGAAGATTTAATCTATGACAGTGCAGGCGATGGACCACTTACTATATTCAAAGGCAAGATTGCAGGTTACAGGGTAGAAGATGCACAGGACACTGCAACACTAACAGTTCAAGTAGACAGTCAGTTTACAGACTTTGAAAAAATAAATGGACGCAGAACTAACCTTGCAAACTTTCAAAGAGAACATCCAGCAGACTTTTCAATGCAGTTTAGTCATGAAACACTAACGGATCTCAAGTGGGGCAAAACATAATGATTAGATTATTTGAACCCAGTGATACAAATGAAATGATTAAACTTGCAAAACAGCATGGTCGTGAAATGGAAATTACAGAAGAATTGCCATGGGACGATGTTTACTTTACAACTGCATTTAGAAAATTAATGATTGATCCAAATAACACTTGTTTTGTAGTAGAAAGCGAAGGCAAACTGATTGGTTATGCACTTATATTCTTTCATACAAAAATTTGGAATCCTACACTGTATGGACAGATTGCATTCTTTTACATACAGGATGGTGAAAGAAACAAATGGTTAGCAGACAGTTTATGGAATGCTTGTATACAAAAATGCAAGGAAAAAGGTGCAACATTCTTTGAGTCAAGTGTGTGTGCATTTGGCAAAGACTATAAAGGATCACAAGATCAAATAGAAAGAGCAAGTAGTTACTTTGAACACAAAAAAGGTGAACATTGTGGCAATTGGTTTGTTCATAAGGTAGAGGAATACTAATGGGTGGTGTAGTTAAAGGTATTACAGATGTTGTCAAAGGCATTGTAAAAGGCATTGTAAACATTGTTCGTGGTGTTGTTAATTTTGTTGGCGACATTGTGGGTTTTGTTTTCAATCCTATGGGTGCATTTGATGTTCCCACACCAGGCAATGTTCCTGCGGACCAATCAGCACAAGGTGTTACCATTACAAAGAACGGGACCAATGTTGCTATTCCTGTTGTATATGGATTTAGAAGAGTTGGTGGTAGTCTTATATTTGCAGAAACAAAAGGCGATAGAAACGAATACCTAATTGCCTGTATTGCAGTATGTGAAGGTGAAATTGAAGGCATCAATAGAATACTTGTAGATGATATTGAATTGCCATTGCCAAGCAGTTTTGGCACTACTGGTGCAAGTCAAACATATGTGCATGGACAACGCTATCAAATTAAAGCAGGTAGATTTAAGAATCTAATTGAAATGCAGGTTTACAATGGTCTGGAAGTAAACAGTCCAACAAATTCAGAAATACTGTCAGGTGATTATTCACCAGGTGGCGATACTTCTTGGACATTGAAAACAAGAAAACTACCAGGTGTTGCTTATGTGGCATTTCAATTCAAATATCCTAAGATCACAGAAGACAATCAAGATTCATTTCCTTGGCAAGGTGGTATGCCTAAGGTGCAGTTTGATGTGTTGGGCAAAAAGGTATATGATGTATCAGCACACACAATTGGCAGTGATACCCTAAGTGCAAACTATGACAGTTTGCCTAAACGCTA